TGCCACGCAGACTGCATGATCGACAACGGGCAGACGATGAGCACTCGGTTTATGTGCTTCTTCTCAAGCAAGTAGTCCGATGCCCAAATAGCCGATGCAGTCTTGCCGGTGCCCTGCTCGTTAAAGCAAAAAGCTCGTTTATGTAGCGTTAAGAATGACGTAGTCTCGATCTGATGTGCCATGGGTCTGAACAGTCCGGGCCACTTGTAGTCCCTCTGTATCGGGGAAGGCACATTTTTCATGTTCAGCTTGCGCAGGACTTGTGCTTCCTCAAGACCCCACTTCACGGCAATCTCAGTTACATCTCCATTCGTTTGTAGCAACTTACTGTTTTTTATGGTCTCGGTGATCCTTGCTGGGTTCCGAGTTCGTACGACTAACGTGTGGTTATCGACTATTTGCACTCTTTTTCTTTTCCTGTGTGCTGGTTTCGTTGACTAGCTGGCGTTTGGAATTGCGTTTGAAAGACCGGTTCTCGGAGGCGTCCATGACTGATAGTCCGTCTTTATGGGTTCCACCTTTCGATAGCGCCTTGTTATGGTGGACGTCCTTGCCGTCACCCTTACGCACCTTGCCGGCTTCCTCCATGATCCGCCTTGCTCTGTTGCGCTCGGCCCTCTTTTTCTTGACCTTTTCGGTGCCGTCATACTGCTCGTATTCCTTCTTATAGGGCCGGGGTTTGTTGACGTAAGGCATGCTGTTCTCCTAGATAGATCCACCAATTTTAGGCTCAAAGCTTTGCCCTGTATAGGTATGGCTTACTCTTAGGCACGACCTCAGCCAGCCCACGATTGACTAGGCTAGTGAACGCTCTTTGCACGGCGTTGTCGCTGGCAATGAAGTACCTAGCCATCTGCTTGATCGTAGTAGGTTTTTTATGCTCACATAGGTAATCAAGAAGCTTGTCCTCAATTGTCCGCATTTTTAGTCTCATTAGCCAGTTTGCGAATGTACCAGTCGGCTTTTTTCAGATCCTCAACGCCGTTCTTGTGCTTCCAGCGCCACAGATACTTGATTGAATTGCCAGTGCAATAGCCTTCAAATCCATCCAGCCCTTCGCATGCAGCTTTGATTGCGTCGATGCACTCGATGCCACCTTTGTTGTAGTGAGGGGGTTTGTTGACCATATCGGGTTTGTCACTCATTTCAATACCTCCGGCGCGGCAACTTTGCCAGCCCATACGTTGGCGCAAGTAATTTCAAGTTCAAGGGATGGACGGGGTGAGACTCGTAGGGCTTCCTTCTTACCAGCCTCAAATATTTCTACGATGTTCATGGCTTTAACACGGGACCCATGCTGTGCGCCGATCAAGAATATGGCTACAACAAGAATCACCATTCCTGATACAACTGTTGCTAGTATTATTCTATCTTTCATGTGTTCTTCTCCTTTAGTTTGGCTTCCAATGCGGCAATCATGTCTATTACATAGGGACGATTTGCCATTGAGATTTCTTTGGCTTCTTCTTTAGTCAGCCCAACCCATTCACGCTCTGCCTTCTGAACCATGAACACAAAGTCTAGCAAGTTCTCACTCGTAAAGTTCCACCGACCAAAGTCATCTTGGAACCCAATTTTCTCTGCTAGTTCAAAGATTTGTTCGTCGTTCATGTGTTCTTCTCCTTGTTGTACCCGTTCTCAGCCCACGCCACCTCCTGCTCAAGCAGACCAATTCGTTTCTCGTAGTGCTTGTATGCAGATTCCCACGCCTCTTTGAAGCATGTGTAGAAAGCTTCTTCGTTGCGGGGCGCACGTTTAGCGAACCAATCAGTCCAAGCTTGGTTCATACGATCAACTTCAGAATGGGGCAGGCTCATTCTCAGGCTCCTGTGGTTGGTCGGGCGGTTCGTACCGCATGAGTTTGGTTGGATGGCAGTGTACATAGCTAGGAAAAGGCCAGTCGTTGTCGCTTGGAACCCGAACTTCAACCAAACCGGCAACCGCTTTAACGACTACGCCTTTCCTACCAGTCTCTTTTACTGTGACCCAAGTACCCTCATAATACGAAAAGCACTTATCAGACATTTGCCGTTTCTTCTTGTGTTCTGCGTAGGAGGTATGATCGAGTGATCATCAGAGAGCGGATGCCGTTGTCGATGTTGTCGATCTCGTCTTTGAGCATTGCAATACGATCTACATGCTCATTGGGGATGATCTTAGGTTGTTTAATTGGTTTATCATCAAGCACATCAACAAGCTTTCCGGACATGCGCACTTTATCCTGCTCAACCATACGTTTAATAATCGGATAAATGTTCGCAACCGGTAATTTCAAACCCTTGGCAATCGCCGCCTGAGTTACCGGCCCTTTATTTGTTAAATACCGCAATACACGACTGTCATGCTTAGGTTTACGTCCACTCATGGTTACTCTCCTTAGTAAATGTTTTTTCCATTGTGTTCACAATCTACTACTGCACAAAACTTCCGACATGTGAAGTTTGGTTTGGGATTCCACACGTCGGTATCAAGCGCTGTTTCAAGGCGCTCAATTTCAGGAAGCCATTTAGTCCACGCGGCGCTCTGCTGGTCCTCGGTGAACTCGGCTCTAACTAAATCTTCGGCTACAAGAAACACAAGCCCTGCTCTAACTCTCTTGACTTTTGGAAAATGTTTGAACACCAGAAGAGAGAGCAACTCTAGCTGTTTAATGTCAGCGTACTGAGAAGACTTACCAGTCTTATAGTCAACTATTTTTGCTTCGTCGCCGTCGAGGATGAGCAAGTCGGCGATGCCTCTGAACCACACGTCAGGGTTACGGAACTTGCAAGGCTTAAATTCTTTGGTCAGCCCCATCTCATACTCGCAGTGCTTCTCCCCCGGCAGAACCTTCAACGCATCCAAGGACTGTTTGATGAACCCATACTTTTCAGGGATGTCGATGCCACCGCAGACGTAATCTTCTGCCGCCTTGTGAACCGCAGATCCGTAATCGAGATGTGCTTGTGGCGGCTCAACTATGTCCTTTAGCACCCGCAGTCGGTAATACTTCCGAGGGCACTGCTGGAACAGCGAGATGCTACTGTACGACCAAGTGTATTTACCCATTGTGGCGAATCGCTACATATAAGAGTTTGGCTTCAACTGCCAACTTAAGGGCTATCTCTTCGGCTTCCCTGTGCTTACGCTCATTGGCTAAATCATATACGTCTCGTAGTAAACGCTTTATCTCTTCGATGTGGGGAGCGTAGTCAACTACTTCACTTACTTTCATTTTTTGCCTTTCGTGGAAGTAGCGCTTCTTCACTAGCTAAAAACGAAATCGTTGGGGTTTCTTTCCGTAATGCGTAATACTCTAACTGAACCTTAGCTGAATTAATCATCTTACCGGCAATGTTTGCTAGTTCTGCGGCATCGGTGTGTTTGACTGTGTTGTTACGCAGTTCGTAAAAAACTTGTGACAATTGCTCTCTTAGCTCAGTTACGTTTTTCATCTTGGTTCTCCTTGGTTAAAAGTTTACGTTTTTTTAATAAGTATTTTTTCTTTGACTCTTTAAATCTTTCAGAGGGTGTAGTATTAGCTAAGTATTCCCGCCTAATTAACATTTCTAACCTCTTAACTTCTATTAACTCTTTGGGGATATCTTTGTAAGTTAAGTTAGTGTGTTTTACTAATACCATTTTTACGTAGCTATCTGTAATATTTTTTATATTATCTAAGCCTCTTTTTTTACCCTTTTCAATATATTCTTTACGGTGTAGTTCTTTATAGCGTTCTTTAACTCCGGGACGGAGCATATACTCTGTGTGATATGTTTTTAGCTGTTCTTTGTTTGCCTCATAGTATTTTTTCCACCGCTCACGATCTTTAGATAAGTCCCGAGTAGCCCTTCGTTTAGCTTTGTACTCTTCAGTGCGTCTGTATGCGTTGTATTTTTTTCTTCTTTCTTTGTATTTATCAACACTCTCCATAGTTATCTCCGTATCCAACTTCACAATTTAGTGGCAAAGTCTCAGCCCACTTGGGTCTCCAACGCATGCACTCTTCAACGTACTTAACTGCTTCTTCTCTTTCATCAATTGGTGCGATACATACAATCGCATCATGCACTGTCAGGACAACTCTGTAACGCTTAGCCACACGGAGCATCTGCTCACCAATCACGCAACGGGCAACTGCTTGGCAAATGTTTTCTACAACTTTCCCGCCGTAGATGCGGGTCACGCCTTTCCTAGTGTCGTAGATGTATTGGGGGGTGCCATCATAGAACCGCTCTCCGGTTTCCCGCAGATTCATATACCGAATCGGCATGCCGCTTGGGATGTCGAACCCGACTCCGGGCAGTAGGCTTACCGCTTGTGGCTGTGCGCAGAAGTCGTACGTTTTGAGATCAGTAGATGCAAGCGCCTCTAAGCACCGGCTAGCGCTCTCCCACAACTGCGGGATGTAGGGGAAGTTATCTCTGTATCGCCTGATAATAAATTGGGCTGTTCCCTCTTCCATGCCCACACCAACTGACCGCATGTGCAACATAAACTTTTTATGTCCGAGGCTATAGCCGCATCCGAGCACCACAGTCTTGCCTAAGAAACGTTCTTCTTTAGTGATGTCGTCGATTGGCTTGCCGTAGATTCTCGCCGCCATGATCTTGTAAACGTCCTCACCATTCTCAAATGCTTGGACCAAGTCGTTTTGCCCTGCTAGCCAAGCGAGAGTTCTCGCCTCAATCTGAGAGGAGTCGGCATCGATCAGCACGTAGCCATCAGGGGGCAGTATTGACTTCTTCAACTTGCCAGCGTTCTCGCCACGTGACGGAAGGTTCTGTAAGTTTAGTTTGTCATCGCCACCCCAACGCCCTGTGTGTGCGGCGTAGTAGCGCAAGGGGACTGGAAGGCTACCCCGCTTCGCTATCGATATAAGTCTCTCGGTGCGTGTCTCTTCAAGTGTGCTTTTTGTCCCGAGCCTAGCCGCCGCAAGGACTTGCACTCGCTCGTCACGGTGCTCAAGCAGGGACTTAAACCCGTCATCACTCTTTGCCAAAGCTGGGGCCAACTTGCCTGTCGTGGGGCTAACTTTCATCGGCACGTCCACACCCATGCTCTCAAGCAACTCGGCAAACTTCGGTTGCGACATCAAGACTTCTTTGGTCACACCGGCTGCTGTAAGAAGTTCTTCCTTTCTAGCTCGCACATCTTCGAGATGCTGTTCAAGTAGTGGGAGATCAAGACGTAGGACTGGGTCCGTAAACATCCGTATGGTCAGGTCGATCAACTTCAGTTCTTTGAGGCTGTAACTCTCTCGGAGAATTTTGTAGAGGGTGTAGGTGAGGTCCACGTCGTTGCGGCAGTACTCGCCGTACTGATGCAGTTCTTGTGCGCTAAAGTCGGCCTTGTGTTTGCCCATCGCTAGGATGACTTCTGTACCCTTCTTGCCTATCCCGTAACGATCTGCAAGTTTTGCTAGGCTGTTACCCACTTCCACACCGTCTACCGCACGTGCCATGCAGAGGGTATCGAGGTACGCTTTGGGTTTGATGCCGTACTTCCAACTGAGAATCGCACCATCGAACATCATGTTGTGCGCAAGCACGAACGCATTGTCCCAATCAAACTGCGCAAGAAATTTGTCTACCCCGTTGGCGCACCAAACTGTCTCGTCATCATCAACTTTTACTGCTACCCCGATCACCTCGAAGCGATCATCACGCACATACTCTTCCGTTGTCATCTTTGACAAAGAAAATTCTTTGTCGTAATACGTTTCGAAGTCGACTGTCAAAATCACTGCTACCCCTTCTTGGGAACGGTCATAGCA